CAAAATTACATGTCTATACTCGAAAGTAAGGGACACAGGAGGGAAGATGTACTTTCTGACTTATCATTCGTTTTATTTAGGTCAGTTAAGAGTTATAAGCCAAATAAAAAAACTAAATTTTCAACTTGGATAGGTAATTGTTCCAAGTATTACTGCCTCACCTTAATAAATTCCAAGAATAGATTCATAGACACTGATGACGAAACAATAGAATACCATATCAACATTAAATCTAAAGAAAATTACTTTAATGATGAATCTAGAACAGAAGACAAAGAGTTTGTGTTTCAAATCTTAAAAAAGCTAAAAGACCCACGGATACCAAGAGTTTTTGAGTTGAGGTATTTTGATAAAGATAAAAAGAATAAAAAAGCTACTTGGAGTGTTATAGCTAGAAAAATAAAGACCAGTACTCAGACTGCAATTAATCTGCATCAAAGAGGCTTGGATATACTATCTAAAAAAATGAACGCTGAAAATAATAACGACACAATTTAAATGTTGACATTAGTAAAAAATAACATATACTTTAAGAAATGAGTGAGACAAATAATAACAAAAACGAGTGGTCCGAAAGGGAAGTTGGTGCGCTGTGGTTAAAGCAAAGCCCAAATCAAAAATACTTTTCAGGACATGTAACTGTAGAAGATGAGTTTGGAGATCAAAAAAAGCTCCAAGTGGTTGTTTTCAGAAACAAAAACAAACAAAAGGACAACCACCCTGACTTCAGAATCTATAAGTCAGTACCCAAAAACACAAGTGGCCAGAAACCACCAACAACTGAAGAAGCAGGGGAAGTGGTATCTTCAGGTGTTCAAGAGGTTCAAGAAGATGACTTAATCTAACCACAAACCACCACCCCCCCCATAAAACTTCCCCATGTCGCTTCGTGGGGAAGTTTTTTTTTCAAAAATAGATTTTGTGCTATAGTATATAATTATGCCAATGTACCTGTTCCAGAACCCGAAAACCCAAGAGGTTGTTGAAATCATGCAGAGCATGAAAGCTAACCATGTTTACATCGATGAAGACGGCTTAAGCTGGAACAGGATATTCACCGTCCCTAATGCCTCAATGGACTCCGGAGGGATAGACCCATATTCCAAAGACGACTTCCTTAAGGCTACTGACAAAAGGGGAATCACATGCGGAGAGATGTTTGATCTCTCTGCTGAAATGAGCCAAAAAAGAGAACACAAAGATGGTAAGGATAAAATTAAAGAAAAAACCCAAAAGGACTACAGAAAGAAGACAGGCAAGGCTCACCCAGAGGTTTTAAAGAAAAGAAAAAATCGTACCATAGAAATATAATGAAAATTTCAATTTTTACTCCATCAAATAATTTACAACATTTTGATAGACCTTTCCAAAGTTTAGTTAATCAGACTTTTAAAGATTTTGAATGGATTATCCTACTTAACGGTGAAGTGCTAAAAGATAAAGCATTACGTCACCACTGGCATAAGAAACTAGAGTCTTCTGAATTAAAATTTAAAATTATAGAAGAAAAGGAGGAAACCAAAAGTATAGGTAAGTTAAAGAAAAAATGTTGCGACGAAGCCTCTGGCGAAATACTAGTCGAGCTTGACCATGATGACGCGTTAACTCCCGACTGCCTAGCTGAAGTTAGTAAAGCTTTCGAATCTGAAGAATGTGATTTTTGCTATAGTGATGATTACGCGATTGATCAAAACGGTAAATACATAACACCCTTTGGTAGCCAATACGGGTGGACCATTAAAGAAGATATACACGGCAACAAGTACCACCCCTCCCCCGAACCCTCTGCCTTGACTTTTTCATACATTTGGTACGCGCCAGACCACGTAAGAGCTTGGAGAAAGTCTTTCTATCAAATCATAAACGGGCATGATGAATCCTTGGAAGTTTGTGATGATTATGACTTACTATGCAGAACTTACATAAACGGTAAAGTTCATAAAATCGACAAGCCCCTCTATGAATACTACCATCATGATTCCAACACTTCAAAAAACGAAAGGAACGAAGAAATACAAACCCTTACTCACGACCTGCACGATAAGTATATGTTAGATTTAGCTGCCAAGTGGAGCGAGTTGAATAACCTCAAAAAAGTAGACCTATGTAGTTGCAACAATAAGCCCCTAGGGTTTATCGGGGTAGATAAAAGAAAGCTTAACGAGGAGGATGTTGAATATGATCTAGACAAACCAGATTGGCCATTTAAAGACGGCTCCGTTGGGGTATTCAGACTTCAAGACGCTTTAGAGCACATGAAAGACCCAGTGAACACTATGAAAGAAATGTATAGATGTTTAGCGGATTTCGGCTGGGTGATAATAGAAGTCCCAAGCACAGATGGTAGGGGAGCATTCCAAGACCCGACTCATGTTAGCTTTTGGAACAGTAATAGTTTTTGGTACTATACTAAAGCTGAAGTTGCTCACTTCATTGGAACGCCAGTTAAATTTCAAATGAACAGAATAGCTAACCACTTTCCGTCTGATTTTCATAAATTTCACAACATAGTCTACACCAAGGCTCACCTAGTTAAACTTCCAGACAATAATTTCATACCGATGCACGGAAGACAAATATAATTCTTTTTTGCTTCTCTTTTAAAAAATAACTAGTAGTATATCTATTACAGGAAAACTTCATGAATAAAGAATCCATAAACGTAAAAAAGAGGAACGGTAGGCTTCAAGAACTAGATATCAGTAAAATTAATTTATGCGCCGAAAGAGCTTGCGAAGGGTTAAGTGAGGTATCCGCTAGTGAGGTTATACTAGATGCTCATGTTCAGTTGTATGATAAAATCTCAACTAAAGAAATCGATTCGGCTCTAATAATGAGCGCGAGGCAAAAGATAGAAAAAGAACCCAACTACTCTTATGTAGCATCCAGACTATTGCTCGCAACAATTCATAAAGAAGTGTTTGGAGAAAGTCGAGACAAAGACGGTTTCGATCATCAGTATAGATTAGCTTTCATTAAGAATATTAAACTTTTAGTTAAGTCTGACATACTTTCTGATAGGTTACTAAAGTTTGACTTAAAAAAACTTTCAGAGCATTTAGCTTTAGATAGAGATTTCAAATTTAAATATTTAGGTCTTCAAATTATTAAAGATAGATACCTTCACCACATCGATGGAAGAAGAATGGAAACTCCTCAAGCTTTTTGGATGAGAGTTGCCATGGGATTAGCCCTAGATGAAGACAATCCTGAAGAAAGAGCTATTGAGTTTTATAACGCGCTTTCTCAATTCCAATTATGCTGCTCAACGCCCACCTTGTTTAACAGTGGCAGCACACACAGCCAACTTTCTAGTTGCTACCTGAACACTTTTGACGATTCCATTGATGGAATTTTTGAAGGTTTATGGCAAGAAGCTAGAAAATCAAAATACGCAGGTGGATTAGGCTTTGATGTTACTAATTTTAGAGCCGCCAACTCCTATGTTAAAGGTACTAACGGAAAGTCTTCAGGCTTAATTCCTTGGCTTAAGATTTATAATGATACTCTTATCGCCGTGGATCAAGGCGGCAAAAGGCCCGGAGCAGGATGCGCTTATATCGAGCCTTGGCATTTGGATATAGAGGATTTCCTTGACCTTAAAAAGAATACTGGTGACGAGCGCAGAAGGTGTCACGATATGAACACCGCGAATTGGTTGCCCGATCTTTTTATCCGTAGCATACAAAGCGACGACGATTGGTATTTGTTTTCCCCTTCGGATGTACGCGATCTCCATGAATCATATGGAGAAGATTTCGATAAAAAATATAAAAAATATTGCAAGCTCGCAGATAAAGGTGAGATGCTTAACTATAAAAAAGTGAAAGCTAAAGACCTTTGGAAAAAAATGTTAAGAGTTCTGTTCGAAACAGGCCATCCTTGGATGACCTTCAAAGATAACTCAAACCTAAGATACTCAAACTCCCACGAGGGAGTCATTCATAGCTCTAACCTCTGTACGGAAATTTTCCTACACACAAAACCATCTCAGTTTAAAGACGGGGAGAAGGTAGAGGTGGGCGAGACTGCTGTATGTAATTTAAGCTCTGTAAACCTAAAAGAACACTTAAAAGAGGATGGTAAACTAGACTTTAAGCTTTTGGCTAAAACTATAGAAACTCAAATTAGGATGCTGGATAATGTTATAAACTTAAACTATTATCCAACCAAAGAAGCTGAAAAAGCTAATATGAATCACAGACCCATAGGTGCGGGTAGCATGGGTTGGGCTGATGTTTTCAATTCTTACAAAGTAAGTTTTTCTAGTGATGACGCAGTTAAGTTCTCTGATGAACTTTACGAATTCATTTCTTATCATTGTATTTTAAATTCAAGCAAGCTAGCAAAAGAGAACGGAGCTTACTGCACCTACGAAGGGTCTTTGTGGGATAAAAATATTCTCCCGATTGATACCTATAAAAATCTAATGGATTACTTAGGGGAAAAGCCAATGGTTCATAGGGGTAAAAAATTCTGTCCTGAAATAGATTGGAAAGTCGTAAGGGACCACATCAAAGATCATGGCATGAGAAATAGTAACACTATGGCCATAGCTCCCACTGCGACTATTTCCTACATCCAAGGCTGCTCTCCCTGTATTGAGCCAGATTTTTCTACACTGTTTGTATACGAGAATAAGTCCGGTAACTTGACTATTACAAATGAGTGGTTCGTTAAAGAGTGTAAAGAGCTTGGTATTTGGAACTCCAACTTTGTAGAAATTATAAAATCTGTCAACGGAGACGTGTCCTTAATTGACGATAAAATTATTTCCACCGACATTAAAGATAGATACAGAACAGCCTTTGATCATGATCAATTCAAATTGATAGACTCGGCTGCGGCAAAACAAAAGTGGATTGATATGGGTCAAAGTTTAAATTTATTTAACAATAAAAGCTCTTTAAAGTTCTTGAATGACTTATATATTCATGCTAGAAATTCTGGCCTTAAGAGCACTTATTACCTAAGAAATAAATCTGCAAGTGAAATTGAAAAATCAACAACAACTGAAAAGATGGACAACGTTAATAATAACGATACAACTAACAGTAATGATAGTTTATCTAATGTCGAAGCTTGTTCAGTCTTAGACCCAACCTGTGAAAGCTGTCAATAATGAGTGAAAAATTAGTAATTAAAACACCGAAAGAAAAAATCGAAGCTCTAGCTAAAGAGCTAGAAAGCAACCCCGAAACAGAAGACCTTTCTGTTGTATTGTACATAGTCGCTGGAGCTACTATATTGGGAAAAGAAGCCCAAAAGTCTCTTGCGGCTTGGACGGCTACTTGGGCGAATAGCGTAATCAATGAAGTGGAAGCTATCAGGGAGGAAGAAACTGTAGAAGACCTCTCTAAAAAAATAATTGAAGGAGACGGTAATAATGAATAAAAAGGACGGGCTACTACTAGGAGAAAATATAACTGGAGTAAATCAAATTTTACCCCACAAACATCCGTTTGCTTGGGATTTATTTCAAAAAGGAGTAGCCAACAACTGGTCTCCTGCTGAGATTAATATGTCTGACGACATAAAACAATGGAGCAATGGCTCTTTACTAGATGATGAAAAGTTACTCGTTAAAAGATGCCTTGGGTTTTTTGCTGGAAGTGAGTCCTTGGTTGGCAATAATCTACTTCTTAGTGTCGCAAAATGGGTAACTGACCCAGAATGTAGGCAATACATTCTAAGGCAAGCTTACGAAGAGTCCTTGCATAATTGGACAGTAGTAACTTGTTGCGATAGCTACAATTTAAAAGTTAGTGAAGTCTACGAAGCTTACTTGACCATACCCTCCATCAAAGCCAAAGATGACTTTTTGATGGAAATAACTTCCGATGTTAACAGGCAAGACTTTAATACCAAAACGTTAGAAGGTAAAAGGGAATTTCTTAGAAATTTAATCACATATTATATAGTGTGTGAGGGAACCTTTTTCTTTAGTGGTTTCGCAATGTTGTTAGCTTTAGGTAGACAGAACAAACTTCCGGGGCTTTCCGACCAAATTAGATACACTCTCAGGGACGAGAGCTTGCATATACAGTTTGGTACGTATTTGATAAATACCATTAAAGAACAGTATCCATCGGTGTGGACGAAAAAATTCGAGAACGAGACAACTGAACACATTAAAAAAGCTGTTGAACTAGAAGTTCAGTATGCTAACGATGTTCTTCCAAGAGGTATATTGGGTCTCAACGCTGATATGTTTGTCGATTACATGCAGTACATCGGCAACAGGCGACTCGAAGGCATTGGCGTTGACTTCCGTTTCGACAGCGATCAGAATCCATTCCCTTGGCTTTCTGAAGTTGTCGATACGGGGGCAATGACCAATTTTTTCGAAAGAAAAGTAAAAGATTATCAAAATTCAGGGGTTTTAGAAGACGATTTCTAAAAAAATCTTGAATATAGCATGAAGTTTTTATTCTAAATACAACAAAAATGAGTACAAGTAAAACAACAAAAACAGGGCCAGCTAAATCGGCCAAGAGAAAATCAGCTAAAACAAAAAAGTCAACAAGCTGTTCAACCATTGGGGCATCATGTAAAGAGAAGTTATACGTAAGGCTTTGCATCCTACTATTAGCACTTAACTTTGCTTTAACTGGTTATGTGGTCCACAGTGTTTTAGAAATTCAAGATGAACTTACCACAGATCATTCATCTCAAGCAGTCACCACCACAACAACAGAAGAAACTCAAACACCTGAATAATTTGTTAATAAAAATGAAAACACTAGTAACAGTAACAGTAGGGATGCTTCTTTTTGCAGCATCAGGATGTACAAGTACATTGTCAGTAGGCCCACAAGCTAACAAGGATGCCGTGATCGGTGGAGATGTTAGCACTGAGTCTGCATCAGTGACACTACCTCTTGTCAAGGCTACCCTTGGCACGGCGAAAGGTGGTGGTAAAAAGTAAAGCAAGGGCTACCCAACCCCTTTGTAAGCCCCTTAGATTAGCTTCTAAGGGGTTTTTTTTGTTAGAGTATGACCTTACCATGTATTTCCTTTAAAGAAACTAAACCATACCAAGAAGATTCCCTATTATCTCCTATCACCCAAACGTATCCTTTGGGAACTTTAAACTCGTTTTCATTTTCGTTAAAAAATAAATCCATCTCTTCATCCAAATAAAACATGATTCTAGCGTTAGAAAAATCATCTTTTACTTCTTTATCATTTACAAATATTTTACCCCACTTTATCTGAACTTTTTCTCCAGATACAGCAATGACCCTCTTAACTAACTCATCACCTTCTTCATCAGGGTCTCCCAATATAATTATTTCATTTTTTTCAGGTAAGAAAAATTTGTAAGTCCATTCATCTATCAAAAGCTTTTGTCCGTCTTTGAAAGTTGGATACATACTGTCACCTCGCACCTCCGACCAAGAATACCCTTGATGAAAAACAACAGCAAACACGCAGAATAAAATAAATACTCTTACCTTTCTATTGAGATTTTTAACTCTGAAGAAACTAAAATCCACCATTTATTATAATGGTTTCTTGGAGTTTTTTATAAAATTGAATGACTTTGTATTGAAATATATTTAAAGCCAAACTCACGCCAAATACGGAAGCAAAAATTATATTCATCCAATAAGACCTTTTCTGCAACCAATCTTCTATTTTCTGAAAAATTGTACGATTAGGTTTTAAATTACGCCTCATTACTTTCTTTTCTTCTTTTTTTACTGGCTTTTCCTCTCGGATATCCACTATCCAAGTTCCATTTCTGTACCTCAATAACTTACTCATACGATGCCCACCCCGCAGTATCATTTTGGGTTGAATAAAGTCTCCTACTTAGCTCTTCTATTACTTTTTTTTGCTCGTTTATAAAATTCTCAGCTTTATGTAGCATAATTCCCTGATCTCGAATTATTACTTGCAATTTAACGTTATTTTCCTCAAGGTTTTCACAAACCTTGTACAAAGCTTGATAATTAGTAATTAAGATAGAATGCTCGGTTTTCAGCTTAGTATATTTTTCGGTATCTCTAACTTCGTCAATAGCCCAAATAGACACCCAAAACAAAGAAGTAACTAGAATAGAAGTCAATAGATTCCTATTACCGGATAACTTACTCATCAGAGAACTGAATATATTTTTTATTTTATTCACTCTATAATAGATTACACCCTTTAAGACTGCTATTTTAATATCTTTTCTTAAAAAAGAGTTTTTCATGGAGAAATCTCTACACCCGATTCTTGGCCGAGAGAATTTTTAATTTTAAATGTTTTTTTAATAAACCCCCTCAATAGAGTGTAATCTACAGCATGGGTACGATACTAAATCTTAAAAACTCAGTTTTGAATAAATGCAAAAGAAGATGTAAATGTTCTTACTGTAAATTCAAAAACATTATTAAATCCGGCTGGTCTTGGTCGTGGTCTTTTATTAAAGACGCTATAACTGAGCCTGAACTAATGAAAGCATTACTGCTTATAGCTTCGTCCGGAATACTTTATATTACTGGAGATTTAAAATGCTTCTTAGGAACCCTCGCTTTAGGGTTTGGTTCATTGCATCTTTACGAATATATAAGGTGGAAGTAATAATTTTTACTTTGTTAATTAATATAGTGTAATAAAGAATATGGATGTAGATTATCAATTCTTTTTAAATGTTGTAATAAGTATTGTTACTTTTTTCGGGGGATGGATTCTTAAAACTTTCTGGAGTAGAATGAACGACCTAGAAGAAGAGCAGCAGGAACTTTTCGAAAAACAAACCGAGGATATGAAAGAACAGAGCAAAGAGCTAAATCTTTTAGCCTTAAGCTTGCCAGAGAAATACGTTTCGAAAAGCGACTTCGACAATCTAGTAAAGGTGGTTCATCATAGATTTGATAGATTAGAAGAAAAGCTAGATAAAATGAAAAAATAGCTTGATTTTCAAAAAATATTTACTATACTTTTATAGTGGCTGCTTTTGGTAAAAAAGAATATAGTATTCTCGTTAAGACTTTCTTAAAAGAGCCTGTTAAGATAAATTACCCAGAACAATACGGTCTTGCTAAAAAGCTATTAGCTCATTATCCTAGCATAAGATTCTGGCAGTCTTCATCTCTAGATGAAAAAAAGAGCAAACTAAACTCCCTAGCTTGGTTCCTAACTGATGATGGGGTAAATTATCTTGAAGATTCATATAATTATTTTGTAAAAATTCAAAAGCTCGACGAGAATGCATTTGCGAATAAATCAATTCCCCTTAGAAGTAAAAAGGTTGGCGAAAGCATTGGGCTTAAAACCAGCAAAAAGAAATCATTAATGGACTTTATAAACGATGCCGAAAAAAAGTAAAACTGACGCAGGAGAGGGTGTTTCACCAGTTGATCAAATCCAAGCTTACCTTGAGCAAAATAAAGGAGATCACTACAACTTTGAAGAAGAACGTAGCTACGCTGTTTCAAGCGGTAGTCTTTTAATGGACATTGAAATGGGTGGGGGCATCGGCCCCGGAGTCATAAGGGCTTCTGGAATAACGGAAGGAGGCAAAACTTCATGTGCCTTAGCTTTCGCCAAAAACTTCCAAAAAATGGATAACTCAATGGTTGTCTATTTTAAAGCTGAAGGGAGACTCACTAAGGAAATGGTTAAGAGAGCGGGTATTGATCAAGACCCCCTTAAGTGGAGAGAGATAAAATCCAATGTATATGAAACAGTTATAAATTTAATGAGGCAGCTTGTTCAGAATAATGATAGAAATTTTAAATATATGTTTATCATAGATTCTATGGACTCCTTGGTTCCCAAGAATGATTTAGAGAAAGGTCCAGAAGAAGCTAACAAGGTTGCTGGAGGAGCATTGCTAAGTTCAGACTTCTTAAGAAAGATGGCCCTAGGACTTTCTACCAGAGGTCATATCTGCTACATGATTTCTCAAGTTAGAAGCAATGTCTCAATTAATCCATATCAAAAAGGAGACGCAAAAGTAACAAATGCTTCTGGAGGCAATGCCCTACTACACTACAGTGATTGGATTTTAGAGTTCCAAGAAAGGCATCTAAATGATATTATATCTTCAGAACCCAGAGGCAAGGGAGACATATATGGCCATTGGTGTAAAATTATTTTCAGAAAAACACCCAATGAGAAAACAGGCACACTAGTTAGATACCCAATTAGGTATGGTCAGCAAGATGGGAAAAGTATCTGGGTTCAGTATGAAGTTGTAGATATGCTTTTGGCATTTGATATGGCTAAAAAAGCTGGAGCTTGGGTTACTATTTCTGATGAGCTAATAGAAGAGGTTGATAAAGAACTTAAACTAGAGTTCAAAAAGCAACACCAAGGCATAGATAACCTTAAGAAATACTTTGAAGAAAATGAAGAAATAGGGAAATACCTCTTCAGCAAGTTTAGAGAAACTTTAAAGAAAAGTTGATGGTAATTAAAAATGGCATCCAAAGACCCAGAGAAAGAAAAGGCTTACAAAAAGGCTTGGTACGAAGCTAACAAAGAGAGGCTTGCGGCCAAGTCAAAAATTTACCGCAAAGCTAATAAAGAAAAGATTGCGGCTAGAAAAAAAGCTTACTACCAAGCCAACAAAGAGAAGCGAAAAGCTCGCGGAAAAGCTTACTACGAAGCCAACAAAGAGAAGGCAAGGGCTAGGGTGAAAGCTTGGACCAAAGCCAACAAAGAGAGGGTAAAGGCTGGGCGTAAAGTTTACTACCAAGCCAACAAAGAGAAGATAAAGGCTAGGGTGAAAGCTTGGACCAAAGCCAACAAAGAGAGGGTAAAGGCTGGGGGTAAAGCTTACCGCGAAGCTAATAAGGAGAAGATAAAGGCTCAAGGTAAAGCTTACCGCAAAGCTAATAAAGAGATAATAAGCGCTAAAAACAAAGCTTACAAAAAGGTTTATTATAAAAAAAATAAGAAGCTTCTGCTCGTTAAATCTAAAGCTTACCGTGAAGATAACAAAGAACTCAGGAATTTCTGGTCTCAAAAAAGAAAAGCCTTAAAGATACCAGCCCTATTACCCACAACAGACGACGAACTAATCAAAAAGCTCTACAAGCAAAGAGTGGAGATGTCGGAAAAGCACGGTGAAGAATATCACGTAGA